TTTAGCTCCGTAACGGCGCACATGATGGAGTTCTGCCGCAGAGCCTGTAATCCCAAGGACTTCGGAACAGAGAATACATCCGAGTCCGGCAATCTTGCTAAGTGCGATCTTTTCATCTTTGGTCATTCATCTCTATCATTTTGCGTATCTGTTGTTCAACGATATCCATAGGCGTTTCTTTCCTGACTGGTTCTTGCAGTACATATCCATCGGCCAAGCTCCAGCGACCATCTGCATCTTTTTGGATAATGCCTTCATCCAATAGCATCCGGGCGTAAACCCCAATAGAAGATCTGCTGAGGTTTACTTTAATGTCAGCCGACATCACTCCCGGATTCTGGGATATGTAGAGTAAAATCCTGTATTTTTTGTCCATTAAAAAAGTGGTAACTTCCGTCAGGTAATACTTCATATTCTGGGCAAGCCATGCCAGCGGCCCTTAATGCTAGTATAACCTCTTCTATTTCACCATGTGTCATAGGTAGGCTTTCTTCTTTCTTAGTTTAAAAACCTCAATGGCATAAGACCTAATCTCCCCATCAGCCCACCGCACAAAAACCCTTGAGTCATCAGAAGCCCAGCACCCAAGTATGGATTGACCGCTAGGTATATAAGAGTATGCTACAAAGGTATTCGGAATTGTTGTGCATTTAATATCAGTTAAAGCAATACTTCCGCCACCCTCGTTAACAACCTCAGCTATCACTCCGCTTGCGTGGACGTTTAGGGATAACAGCAGCAATGCCGTTACCATTAGTTTTTTCATTTTCCAGCTCCTCTAATAGTTCGTCTGCAATAGTTACTGCAGTTTTGGGAGAATTCCCACCAACAATGGCAAAACAAGCTGCTAAAAACCTCATGTACTGTTTATCGTTCATTGCAATTCTGATATTTTCATATCCCTAGTATTTTCTAGCACAGTCCCTGCATAGCTCATAAACTGCTCTGGTTCCATGTCCATTTCCTGAGATATCACTGCAGCTAAAGTTAAAAAAGCAAAGAATGCTACCCTGTACTGAGGGTTTTCCGCCTGTAAAAGACGGTATACAGTAATCACAAAATCTTCTGCATCTCTTTTTTCATCCGTAAACATTTAACCCTCCAGGTCTCTTAGTTGTTTAACCAAAAATTTATCTAAAGACTCGTCCTTTACTAGCATCATGGAAGCCTCTGGAGTATTTTTAATAACACCGCAGGCATCTCGCAGTCCTTTTTTGTACCCTGTTTGATAGTCATCTGTTTTATTAAATGCCGCAATCAAGGCATCCCTAATAAATGCGGAGGCTTTGCGTTCTTTTGCAAGCTTACGCATCTTTTGTACATGCTCTGGATACAAATACAAACTGTACGGTACTAGTTTTTCCATTCTTTAAACTCCGTGTATAGATTTTTTAACTCTTCTTGAGCTAATTTATTTGTTTTTATATCAGATCTGGATGGAACGGATAAGTAGTTTTGAAGCCAGCTAATACACTCAGCCTCATTCTTCTCAAACAGTTGACCGATGTCATGCAAATAATCCCAAAAGTTTTTATCTCTGCATAACATTCCAGCTAACTTCACCATCTGCGCGCCAGCAAATTCATCACGGTTCATTGGCTCTTCGGAGTCCGCTAGCCTGACCATGACGACCATGTACCTAGCCCCTACAAAATCCCTCAGAATCTCGTCTGGAGAATCATCAGGATGAATTGCTAGGGTAAGCACATGCCCGTCCTTGGTCTGCTTGAGGGCTACCTTCTTAGCCTCAAATTGGCTAGTTTCCATTTATATGCGTCCAGTCACCAAACAAGCTAGGCGTTCCGAGAATGTACGCTTTCTGGAAAGCTCGGTTTCAAGGGCATCGTTGTCTTTAATCTGTGAGGCAAGAGCTGCTTGCAATTGCTTAGCAAGCTTTTCCCAGTCCACCTGTATTGGAGCCTCAACCTTTGGTTTATTCCTAGTCCCAACTGGACGACCACGTTTCTTTGCAGTCTTAGCGACTACTGCTGGTTTCTTATTCATAAGGCATTTTCTCCTCTGGTTTTACATATGTATCTACGGCCATAGAAATAAACTTATTGCCAGTATTTGGGTACTCTCTGTTCCAGGCGGATAACTTAACTACTATCAGACCGTCCTGATCTGGAGCTAAGCTCTCAAGATACGATGGATCAATCTTGATATCGCCGTACCAGTCTGGAGACTTATCGCTCGTTTTCTTTTTGGATACATTTAATGTACCTTTGTTGGGATATGCCATGTGTTTATTCCTTTGTTAAAGACTTCTTGGTTGTTGAAAAAATGCTCATAAGATCAGAAAATGCTTTCTTATCTACTTCTTCAATCTTGTCAAAAGAGACTCGATTGTTTTTAAAGATGTTTGCTACATCATCTGTTGTTTGTGCAAGAGATAATGCAACCTCTGCTCCACCTTTAATTGCTGATACCCAGCCTGGACTACCAAACTCTTCTTGGTCGGCGGATAGCGTCCAGCCCTTTGGTGCGTCTGGCTTGGTAACGGTTGTTGCGGGCTTAACAACGGGGGGTTTTGGATCTGGCGTTACGCCTACAGATTTGTATGCTGGCTTAGCTGGAGCCTCTACCTTGATGTCAGCACCCAATTCTGGCGGGACATCCTCACCGTTGTAGATGTATAACCCGATTCCGTGGAGCGCAATCGCCTTGGCTAGGCAGCGTTGCATAGCGGTATTTACGGCAAAAGAGTCCGGCTCAGGAATTGGTTTGTTACGATAATCCATGACAGGCAACTGTGCTGTGCGGGCAATATCATTTGCCACAACGGTACAAAATACCATGACCGTACCGTTTCCCCATCTTTGAAACTCCGGATAAAACCAATGGGCCTTAGCGTCAGCGAGTAAGAGCTGGTCAACCGCCCACGCCCACGAGAGGTATGTAAGCCCATTCTTTTTCTCCGTATATTTAGAGACATCAATCTCACGTAGTTGTTTATATTCCATGTTGAAGAATTTCCATAGTTGCAGTGTTGTATTGTGGCCCGAATGCCTCTGATATAGCGATTTGATATTCACCTTCCAGTTCAACTATCCAGTCCTTTAAAAGGTCTGCTCTCATCAATGCTGGAACTTCCCTCCATTTTTCCAAGTTACCGACATCCCCTTCTCCAGTATCAAAGTTTGCTTTAAGTGTGATCTTATGCATTTTTGTCATGCTCCTCTTTAAGTTTCCTTAGTTTCTACTTCAATTAATTTTTCTGTGTAATGGATCACCTTACGCAAATCATCCACACCACCCTTTTCTTTCCATCTGGAAATGTATTTCACAACATTACCCTCCAGATACCCAAGCTTATTGGCAAGGATGTAATCCCACGGCTGTATGGCTTTCTCTGCGTAGTGACTGCCGCCGACCTGCTTATCATTTGCGCCCATCGTCAACCCTTTTAACTTTATGAGCTGGGTGCATGATCCATTTCTTCCCAAGCTTTTTAATGCTGGCATTTATTGCTGCTTGATTGCGGGCTTGCATTTCTTCTAGTTCTTTATCAGAGATGCGTCCATAGTACAGAGTGTCTTTTACTGGGTAATAAATTTTTGCTTGCCCAACAAACTCTTCTTCAAACCGTTGCATCAGTTTTTTAAACATGATTATTTTTCCTCTAAATAATTTTTGTATTGACTGCAGAATGGCGCTACCTGGCAGAAATTGGCGCATCGAGTACGCTCTCCTTCTCTGACCTCTAACGCATATCCGCTGCCTGCTTTTAACAATGCCTCTTCAGCCTCTTCTAACTCGCTGTGGACTGATTTTGCTCTTACTGCACCTTCTTTTTTTACTGCATAAGTCGTTGGCTTTTCCCACATCTCTGCGGGCGTACATAATGGTAACTCTTCATTTGCATCTGTTGCAAATTTACCCTCAGAATGGATATGAATTCTTTGACGGATAAAGCACTCGCGCTCTTCCATCGGCCATAGCTTGACATCAATCACGGTTACTGGAGCCTCTGGGTATCCGGCTCGTGTCTTTGCATCTCGCCTAGACCAATCACGAATGATGGCTACAATGGCAAGCTTTACTACTGGAGTGCCTTTAATCTTTTCAACCAGCCATGCATAGATGTTGAGTTGCTGTTCCCATTCAACCTTCTCATTCATGACAGACCATACGCCTACATTTTTGTAGTCGTTAATCTCTACCCCATTCTTATGGGCGATCTGCAAGTCAATGGCTCCTGATATCTTCCAACCATCCAGCTCGGCATGTAAGCGCTCTTCTACAATGTGATTGTCGTCCCTCCCATGCTCAAGTACGCCATGAATTGCTGTGCCGTAAATTGACCATATCTGATCCGATACATCCACAACGATCTCATCGTCATGCTTATTCGTTAACTGGACAATCCTCGGACTACTAAGCAATCCAGTAGCAGAGATATGTGCAGCTCCCTTTGTATAGCTCGGTCTTGCAATGACATTCATAAATGTCTGAGGCAAGTTGTACTTGTTAGTATATTTCATGTATATCCTTATTTAATTGATCCTGGGATAAGCAATAACCATTGCCATGCCCTAAGTCATTAATGTTTTCTTTTTGAAACAGCATTTCTTTAGATGCCCATCCAGCTATAGTACACCCTTCATCATCAACAATTGCTAAAACATATGTATCACAAGGATCAGATGCCTTACTCAATGTTGCTAATAACTTACCAGACCTAACCCTTGTGGTCTTTACATCAATCGTAGTTCCTTTATGAGTAACGATATCTGCTCCGCCCCGCCTTACTCCAATTGTTAAGTCTGGCCATAAATTTAAAGACTTTGCCACGCAAAACTCACCGATAACGCCATCCATGTCCATAGCCCATGGGTTTTCTTTCCCGACACTTTGGTCTGCAACTTTATCTTTTGCGGTAGTGCGGCGCATAACTCCCAACATTCTGCAGGTATAAAGCTCTGGGTTAGATAGATTTATTCGCATTTGCCTGGAACTTTGCCAAGTTCTTTAACAGTATCAACTCGCAAATTAAATCATCAATGGCTGGAACCGCCTGTAACGGCATATTCTTTTGGAATGATTCGTGTATTTTTTTGGTTGCACTATTGAGTTTTAAAATTGGCTCTGCGTAATCTCTTGCTTTAACGTCCATATGGGTTATATCCTGTTCTGTTACCGCTGTTATCGTAGTAGTTTTTTACACCGCTTGGACTCATTGTTTCATACCCAATACGATTCCCGCTATTAGAGTAAACCCCATTATTTGAATAATAATTGTTGGGATTATTGTTCCAATTCTGCGGACTGTTGTTGTAATTCTGGGAACTATTGGCCCAATTTTGCTGACTGTTACGCCAGTTCTGTGGGCTATTTTCCCAGCTTTGCACCTGGGCGCATACTGGCTTGGAGAAAGTGCCGATGTATAGTCCCACTACACAGGCAAGCACTCCAATCAATGATCCAGACCAGTAACCCTTTTGATACTCAGTCATTTCTTTTTTCCTTTTTTGCTTGGTGTTTTTTTGGGGCATGGGACAAGTGATGTAAGGGCGTTGTGCCAATCCTGACGGTTCTTGCTGAAGTTCTCAAACAACTCTTCACGTCTTGCTTTTACTTCATCAGAGGCGTACTCATTTAGCTCAAATGTTTGGCAATAAGTATCCATTGCAGCATCAATGTACAGCTCAATCATGGTTTCAATTGCCATCAAATGATTGTGCATCTCGTCCTCAGACATAGGCTCCGGATAGTCTATGTATCTTTGGGTTAAGAGACGTACATGATCTTTAACAGACCAAAAGCGCATAATTGCATCTTCAATTTTGTAAAAATCTACTGGGCTTATATCAGCCATGTGATAACTCCTATTATGTAAATAAATACTGCTACTGCCTCAACTAAAACCAACGGGGCATCGTGCTGCAAAAACCCTGCTAGCGCCCATAAAACACTCCCAATCAAGCCAAAGAACAGATTGAGTGGGTAGATATTAAAACTGGTTAACGCAATCCCTAGCAAGCATAGAACTGTCCCTGACCATTTGAGTAGGATCATTCGTTTCTCCAGTACCTATCATTAGGGTTTTTAATCATACTGGCTATCAGACTTTCTATGGTCGGGAACCATTGAATTATCTTAAGCCCGTCCGCCTGGTATATGGTGAAGCTCATTAACACCTTCCGTCCATATCAATCTCCTCTTTCTTTTTATCTATTTTCTTGCGTAGCTTTTGCCCTGCTTTAGCGTTATCGTCCTGCTTAAGATACCGCTCCATAATTGATAGCATTCCCTCTTGCACCAGAAACTCAAGACCTTCTTTATCAAAGTCTACTGACGCATTGGCAGAGCCGTCTTTGTTTTCTTTAACAATCTTTAAAGTTATTTTCATCTCAAGTTCTCCAAAAAATCCTCGGCTTTATAGCCTTTGCTCTCAAGGGCAACACGCAATTTACGCAGTGCGCTACGCTGGGTTTCGTTGGCGGTACTCCTCGATATCTTTAGCATCTCTGCTATTTCCTCTAGGCTATATTCGTACTGCCCCTCTTTAATTACTGGTTTCATTTCTTCTCCACCTTTTTTTACAGATCTTTTGAACATCTTCTGGATCTTCTTTTGTTACTTCTGCACAGGCATATACTTTTGTCTTTGGCATGCTTTTATTAACACCGTAAATAATCAATGCCACTAAAAGCAATAACAGCGCAACAACTATTTTCATACTAGCGCATCTTCAAATTGAGATAAATCTATTGACTTTCGCTTTACCTGGACTCGCACAAAAGACCATTCGTGCCTGCAGCTCACAATCATCTGGGCCTCTTCTTTTCTGCGGACAATACGCATTAGCTCGCCCATTTCATCATAGATGTAGTACATTATTTCACCGTAAACCAGTCACGACCTTGCGCTTTTTTAAAAGATTCTCTAGATAGTTTATAGGACATAAATGTTGCCTTATTTTCCTTAGCCTCTTGATTGTATTCTTTTGTTTCTGCTGAATTATATTTTCTAGTGTGAATTGCTTTGTTTGTTTTTAGTTTCATTACATAGGTATAAAAACCAAGGCGTTGTTGATCGTCCTTTGCATCCCATAGCGCATCACTTAGTTTTTTATCTATATCCGGCATAGCAACCTTTACTTGTTGACCCCTACCCTTTTTAGATATATACCAACTAATATTGGACGGAAGAAACGGAAACTGTTTTGTAAGCTTTTCTAATCTTTCGTCAGTTACTTCGCCATGTGTTTCATCCATTGCATCAATTAGAGTCCTCATGCTCCAGTCTTTTATCCATGCAACTATAAAATATTTTGCACCTTGTTCTAATGTAAGCACTGATGCCTCCTTAAATCCATTTATCAAATAAACGCAACAGTAAAAAAAATACAAGAATTGCAATTAAAAAACAGACTGCGAGTTCTTCAACCATCATAGTGTGATATCCTTTGTTATACATTTATACCTATTGTATGCAAATTATAAACCTATTGCATAGGGATTTACCCTGATAACATTAAATCTTCCATATCCAGTATCTGTTAATGCGTACTGGTTAGCATCGGGCAAACGTCGCTATATCTCTAAGCGTGGCGTGGCTTTCAAGGCAGCCGTCAAAGAAATTTGGAACACAATTCAGCACGATGGATTCGGTAGCTCACCAGTCGAGCTAGATGTTGTTTTATTTCCACGAGATAAAAAACTAATGGACATTGACAATATGCTGAAGTGCCTGGGCGACAGTCTTCAGGACGCTGGGGTCTTTGATGACGACCAGCAAGTATGGAAGATCACCATTGAGCGCGGAGAGAAGATCAAAGGTGGTGGATGTCAGGTCACAGTCAAGCCGTATCTGCCTAAAAAATAGGCGCATCCTTAAACGGTTTAATGATAGCTAAGGGTTTACCCCTATATATACTGTGGTTTTATACAGTGTAATATAGATTCAGATAGGTTCCCTTGCAGCGGGCGTTTATCTTTCATGTGATTATCCTCTTTGGGGTGGCTTAACAGCTACCCCATTTTTTTGCTAGCCAGCGTAATCTCCGCATAATCTCCGCATATCTATGTTGCACTGCAACAAAATGTATCGTATACTACACATAATCCCAGGAATGTACAGAATGGGATACATAATTTAACGAAAGGAAAGACTATGTTTGATATCTATAAAGATTTTGATAAGAAAATGCAAGAGCTTGCTAAGCAAGTAAAACAAGTAAATGATTTTTGGATTGATTCCATCATCACTACCTTGAAGATGATTCAAAAGTAATTAAAAAATTGTGTCACATCTGGAAAGGTGTGATACACTTTCTGTGCAGGTAAGAGATGGGGATCTCTAGCCGTGTTACAATCAAGGATCAAAGCCTCATACGCATGGGGTCTGTATAAAGTTTCTTTATGCTTAGTTCGATCCCTTGATAAGCACAAAGGAATTCCCCGACAGACTCCAGCCGTATGGGGTTTTTTCTTTTCTGCGCCACTAACTGGCGGCTCTAGCGACATCGTAGCGGTTAGTGGTTACAGCGTTACTAGTAGGGTAGAGGATGAAACAGCGCAATATCGGTGGCGAAGTTAGTGCCGGTTCCTCGCAAGACTGACGGGTGCTGTGGCTCCAGTTGGATATACAGTTGAAGGACACCTAGGTAGGCTAGGTGCGTCCACCAGTTGGATAAATGTGTCTCAGTTAGTGTGTATACAGTTAGTAAATGTCCCAATAAGGAGAAAAGAAGTGAAAGAAGAGTTGCGGGAAGCAATCAGAAAGCAAGTAGGGATTGTCCCTATATCCGTACAAAACGGTTCAGTTCAAAATGTAGTCAGATGGAAGGAACAGGCAACCCAGGCAATAAGTGTTGCTAACAACCCTAAATCCACAGAGCATCAATTAAAAATCACATTAGCAGGACTAACGAGGATAGCATGAAACTGAAATTAACCGACATAAAGCTTGACGGGGATCTGCAATCCCGCGTTGAGATTTCCGATGAGGTCGTCAATGATTATTCCGAGGCACTCAGAGAAGGCGCAAACTTCCCAGCAGTTACGATATTCTACGATGGAGCTAGCTATCATCTCGCTGATGGATGGCAACGCTACTTTGCACATAAAAAGGCTGGCTTAGCCCTCATTGAAGCCGACATTATTGAAGGAACTCGCAGAGACGCAATCCTTTATTCTGTTGGAGCAAACGCTAAGCATGGACTACGCCGTACCAATTCCGACAAACGCAAAGCAGTACTAACATTACTGGATGATTTTGAGTGGTGTGAGCTGAGCGATGTAGCTATTGCTAGGCATTGCTGTGTAACCTCCATGATGGTAGGCAAGATCAGAAAAGAAACCAATAACGAAGTTGCAGAAATTAAAGTCGTTCGTGGCGACAAAGAGTTCACGATGAAAAAACCTGAGCCTAGAGCAGTTGTTGAGGCTAGCAAACCAGAGTATGTATTTAATGAAGACGACAAGATACACGAGATGGCAACAGAAATCCAAGCTATTGCGGACGAGAACGAAATGCTCAAGGCAAAAGTTGCTGTCGCAGCTATGGATGCGACGGATGAGGAAAAACAGGCTGCACAAAATATCATTGCAGAACTTCAAACTACTGTTAAGACTCAGGAGTCGGAGATTGTACATTACAAGGCCCG